AGTCCATGTCTTGCGCGTTTCTGTGTCGTGCATTTCCGCTTTGACATACTCTCTCACGCAACATGGATGCCAAGGATGAAAATACATCCAAACTGTGTGTGCCGCTTTATGGACATCCTCTTCCTTCTCTAATCGGCAGTAGCCGTGCATTTTAAAGGATCTTGTCTCCATCGCAAGATTTCCTTCTCTGTACAGAAGCCCAACAAGTACCGTTCTCCATCACCCTTTCTCTCGCCCCCATTAGAGCGTAACTGCTCTTCTGGGGGCTTTTTTGTTGGCTATTTGTCAGTGCGGATATTGGCATCTGTTGCCACGGAAGACGATTCCATCCCACACGAAGTCGTGGTAGATGCAGTCTGGGCAGTAGTATCCGTTGAGCTTGCAGAATTTTCTGTGCCGCCATCGCGCAAGAATCTTCTGCACCATTCGCTTAATGTCCATCGGATCATTACATCCACTCCGGCTTCGCATCGAGATCCACGCCCTCAATCTCTGCCCTGACTTCCAGCGTGTAGAGATACCGTCCCATGATTTCTGCCTGTTCTCTCAGCAGACCGATGGGGCAAGTGGGCGTGAAGTCCAGAGTCCCGGCATCCTTCTTGACGAGCATCTTGTGAAGCTTCTGATACCGCGCTTTTGTCTGCTGGTACTCTTCAATCATCCTCTGTTTGTAGTCTTCCACGATAGTCTTTCTCCTTATCTCTAAACTTAAACTTCCTATTCTCCTCACACCACGGACAGCCGCCGTGGTTTCTGCATGAGGGGTCGATTGCTTTGCTACCTCTGTACGGCTTTCTGCGTTCTTTGCCGTGGGCTATGGATTTATCGAGGCTCAAAACGGATTGTCACTTTCCTTGGCAAACCACTGCTGGAGAGAGTCACTGCAACTCTTGCAGAGGTCAACACAAGTCCCAACCTTTTTGCCACGGTACATACTACTAAGCGTGTTGTCATCATAGAACGAATCGAACACAGTATACCGGGCGTTTACAAAAGCGTCCTCGCCTTTGAACACAGTGCCGCATCTGTCGCAGATTCTTGCTTCTGCCATTTACACAATCACTTCCTTTTCTCTCATTCAGCCGTACAAAATCAGCAGAGCAAAATCACCATGTAAGTTGTTGGGCAAGATGTTCTCCGCTGATAATGTGCAACTCAGCTTTAGATTTCTTCTGTTTCCTGTTCGTTTTGCTTCATTCCACCGATGCCTTTACGATTAGGATTATGCCCCATGCGATAAGGCCAGATCGGACAGGACTCGCAAGGGCAGAGGCGTACTTCCTGAGGCTGTTCTGCTACGCAGTCGAGGCACTTGGCGCGGATAGCTTTAAGTGGCGAAAGTATTTCTGCCATATGTCACCTCATTCAACTGTCCGGCAGCAGATCTTTGTATTTTTCTGCCAACGCCTGTGCAGACTTTCTGGAACCGAGCGGATCTTCTTGCACGACTTCCAACTTGGAAGCCTCCACCATGTTGTCGTGGGCTTTCTGCCAGAACATAGCGGAGATGGGGTTTCCGATACCATCAGATGCCATCTGCTCATGGACGGAGGCAAAGAAGTCCATCACGGTATCCGCAAACTCCTTATGCTCCTGGTCACGCTTTCCGAGATGCCAAAAGGACATATCCTGTTTGTTGACTCCGATTGCTAGGTAGCAGTTCATGTTGTTGGGAATGATGCCATGCTCTTGGCAGTAGCCGAGGTAGATGTAGAAGCGGTTGTAAAGATCAGGCACGTTTGACTTGTCCACGCCCTGTCGCATCTTGAGACAGTCCATGTGGTAGGCAACGAACTTGGACACTTTCTCGTCACCCATGCGGCCTATGATGATAGCTTGCTGACCGTTGTTTGAGACTGCGATCCCGGTCTTAGGGTCGATGAGGGTAAGCGCAGCCTTGGTGACTCCGGGCTTGTTCTTGCTTCCCTTGGGCCGCCCCCTTGGGCGCTTGGGTGGAGGCGGGGGCGGCTCATGGTAATCCCATTTGCTCCCACGGCCCTCGTCTTTGCGAATGAGGCGGTACACGCTCTGGAAAGTGATGCCCAGCTCGTCTGCGATAGTCCGGGCTGATACCCCGTCTGCTTGCCGTCTGCGGATGTACTCTATCCGAGTCTCGCCCTCCCGCAGCACACCGGGCTTTACTTCCTCACCATCTTCCACCACTTCCACTTCAATGACTTCGTTCTCATCCATCGGCTTTGCCCTTCTTTCTGGGCTTCTGCACCACAGTCTTCTCCGCAATCATGCGCTTGAGGTTGCTGTTTGACTTGAACAGCTTAATGCCGAGGGCGGCGGTAAAGGCTGCGTAGTCGTTAGGCTCTTCATCGGGAGCGCACTTGACCACAGTCTTGGAGCCGTCTTCCCACAGCACGATGGTGGCGGGGCCGGACTTGAGGATCTTCCTAACCTTCCACCGGGGCGTAGAGTCGATTGCGAAGAACAGTTTCAACAGATCGGGCTGTTCGATTCCCTTTGCTTTCACGGGCATATATCAATCCTCCCAAAATGGTTTATCGGGTTTGGCCTCTTCCTTCTGAGGCCCTTCTGTCTTTATCCAGCACCTTTGCTGACCGTACATTGCCATCCGTTTCTTCCCGCACTTCTCCCAACCGGGGAGCCGGGTGATGATAGCGCCGATGTCCTTAGACTCGACAAGGGTAGGCTCTTTGGGGAAGTCTGGATTAGGAGACAGGGCGCGATGGCACACCTCTCGCACACAGGTGAGTTCTCCGGGGTTTTTCCTGTCGAGGAAAGCCTGGATAGCACCCACCCGCCAATCGTCTTGCATGGCGTTCTCCTGTGCCTCACGGTACTGCGCTGTCAGCTTGCGGTCTGCATAGTTTGGCATCTTGCCAGCCTTGTACAGATCTCGCGCCTCTCCCCAACACTGCAAGATATAGTCTCTGCACTCTTGCTCATGGTCGTACAGTTCGTACCCGTTGCAGTGAACCTCGACAGGATAATACCTTCTGTTTCCTGTCTTGTCTGTCAGCGGAGAGTCGTTATTGGTGCTGCCTATCATGATGCACCGCCGGGGAAGGTCGGACACGTTCTTGTCCCAAGGCTTGCGGTAGGAGTCCACTTGCCGGGTGATATAGGCTTTTGCGGCTTCCTGTTCCTTAGTCTTGGTGAGGGCAAGCAGTTCTGATATCTCGCATATCCATTTGCCACGCAACTGCTCGATTGCCTGTTGCCCTTCCATCATGTTTACCTCTCCGTAGTATTGGTCATTAACGGCAAGAAACCGTATCAGACTTGACTTGCCCTCCCCTTGTTTCGTGCCGATAAGGATAGGCACATCGTCAAACTTAGTACCGGGCTGGTACAGGCGGTGGATGCCCCCGGCGAAGATCAGGCGGGACACCTCGCGGGTGTAGGCTGTGTCCTCCACCTTGGCCCACTCATGCAGAAACGACTTGCACCGAGACTTGCCGTCCCACTCGATACCTTCTACGATGTCGATAATGGGGTTGTAGGCGCGTTCCTCAAAGAGAATCCGCAGAGCTGCCGAGTGCTTATCCTTAGAGTACAGTCCGTACTTGGACTCTATGTACATCATGGACTGGGCCTCGTCTGCATCCGTCCATCTGGTGATGTTTACCTTTCCCTTCACCACGTTGTGAATCTCAGCGCACCCGGACATCTCATTGAAGCGTATCCGGCTGAATGTGCTGTCGTTCCGCATGATGGTAGCAAAGTTCTCGATGGTCGGCATGGGCTTGCCGTCACGGTCTGAGGTGAGGACGCTGCGCGTGTCCTTCACGCTTAAAAACTTTTGGCTTATATGTCTATCACCTCTTATCGCATAATAGGATGTCAAGCTGGAACGAGATGAAGTCGATGTTCTTCACGGCATCGGCGTACTCATCGCTTGCGGGATCTGCCGTCTGCTTCACCTTATCCAGACGAGTCCACTCATCCATCAGTCGGTGGTACTCGTCCTCCCACGCCTGTTCTGCCGCTCTCTTTTCATCCGCTTCTTTTCTCTTAAGTGCCAAATTTGCACTTTGAATTGCACTTAAAGTGCCATTAATGGGGAGATTAAGATGAAAATCAGCATCCATCCGCTTCATGGCATCCGGCCTTGTGGCAAGCTCACAGACTTCCTTAACAAAGCCGATCACATCTCCAGATGCTCCACACACGAAGCACTTGTAGCCACGCTCCGTGTAGGAGAAGTTATAATCCTTGCCATTGTGGATAGGACATGGGCAGCGGCGACGGCGGCGAGGCGTGGATGGTGAGTACATGGCAAGCGCCTCGTCCATCGTGACGGACTCCCGGATGGCCTGTGCGATATCCTCCCATGAGGCTTTCCGCTCCTCATGGAAACTATCCCATGTACCCACAGCCCACACCTCCATGACCTTTGTAGGTTTTCACATACTTGCACTTTCTGCAAGTCCACACAGATACATTTGCCACACCACCCACGCCGTAGCGCCTAATGACATGGGGTTCTGGACAGGATCTCACCATTCCAGCACCGAACATCTTGCCGATGACATCATCCCGCACAGGCTCATAGGATGGCGTGTATGGGGCTTTCTTATCGCCCATCCCCACGGGCTTCCACCTCCAAGTTATAGTTGGCGGCATCAACCCAAGCCGCTCTCACAGCCGGGATGTCCATCAGTTCGCTGTGCTTCTCCTCTGTCCACGCCAAGCCGCAGAGATTCCAGATGGCGGCAATGAGGTGATCTTCATCGTTCTGCCCGTCCAGATACTTGAAGATGTGACGCAGAGCAGAGTCTGCAAAACTGTGTGCGGGGATGCCCTTCTCCCAGTTCCTGTCCGAATATTTCCTGGCCCCCGCCTCATAATGCTTGGCGAGTCTCAGCAGTACGCACATGGGGAGCAAATCGCATCTGCCCTTCCCTTCGTGCATATCCCTCACAGCACCGCTCTCAAACTGAGTGCGCTCACCGCTGTCCAGTATCTCAGCCATACAGTAGCTTCTCCTTTGCGTAGTAGTAGAAGATCCCCCACATAATCCGTGCGGTTTCTTCCGGCTTGCAGAAGGTGACCGTGATGTTGAAGCGCACCATCCACGACAGCAGCGAACCGAGGAGCGACTTAGGTGAAGTCTTGGAGCGGTAGTTGCCGAGGAAGATGTCCGACCAGGATGCGTTCTCGATGATCAACACCACTTTGGTTTCGTAGGCTTTTGCCCTCATGAATTCCCGCTCAAAGCGTTCCCGCTCCACAGTGAAGTTACCGCATATCTCATCCAGGTTTCGCTTTCGCTCCACCACTATCTCCCGCTCCATCGACATATCGCCAAGCTGTGCGGAGTAGTCCCCGGTATCAATCTTGCGAGTTATGCAAGGGACTTTGTTCTTCTGGAACCACTCCGATACATGGCGGTCTTGTTCGCGGGAGTCTTCTATGATTGTCAGCTTCTTGAGTTCTTCCGCAAGCTCTTTATCAGACCAATGTTTTACGATGCTTCCATCACCTCCGTTCTTCGCGAAAACTCCGTGCAAATGTCCAAAACTTATCCACATCGTCAGGGTCGTTCAAGTCAAATGTGTGCATGGTATCAACAAACGATTTCGCTGTTTCAAGGTCGTGGAAACAAGCTATATGCTTGCGAACGCCAAGAACGGTTGCTTGACATATATAAAGGCCAGACCGTGGGTCAACTCTAAGATTGCGGATGCCAAGCTTATTGTTCTTATTGGGCTGGTCTTTCCCTAAAAACGGTTTCCACATAATCAGAACGGCAGATCCCCATCGTCCTCGCCGTCATCCAGCGTGGTGATGGTCTGGCGCTCCGGCTTCTCTCCCTCAAAGGCGGGGAGGTCTGCGGCGCGGACGGGATCGAGGAAGTAGGACACCTGAGTGTAGCCCTGTGCGT